GGAGTAACTATCCTTCCATGTAAATCGCCAATTGAGTCTTCAGTATTTCCAGCAAGCTCCCATAGAGATTTAGTAATTACATGCGCCGGGTCAAATACTTCTACTATTTCAGGTTCATTAATATGGACGTCATCCATTTTAGCATTGGCTTGACTCTCTTCATAAACTCGAAGACTAGACTCCTCTTGAGATTTTTTCCGAGCTTCAGCAATAAGTCTTTGAGTTATTGCTCGACGTCGGATTTTTTCTTCCCGTACACTCCTAGCTGCTTCTACCTCTAGGCTAGTAGTATTTCCCTTATCGATATTTTCTTTAAGAGCTTTCTTCTTTGCAATAAGCCTATTAATATCACGGTCTCTCTTATCAATGACAGATGTAAAAGTATCTTCTCTTTCATTAGAGTTTACAAGTAGAGACTTTAAGTTATTAAAAAGATCTATTGGATAGTGTAAAATATCTTTAACCACTTGAGTAAAAGTTAGCTTTTTAATCTCAGGTAAGAACCAATCCTCTTCTTTATCTAATACTATTTCAAAACCTCGATATAGTGAAAGTGCTCTAAGCGTTTCTAAATCATCTTCAATATAATATCTATACTGATGAATCTTTAATAGTCTAGATATATAATCCTTAATTGCAAGTAGAGCAAGTTCTTTACTTGGATATATTGATTTAATCTCAATAATCTTGGCAGGAAAATCTTTATCTGTTCTTAACTGTACCATATCACTAGTCGATCTCCTCTTTAAAATTAGCAAGAAGTTTATTCCTAAGTTCTAGTGCAAGTCTACGTTGAGTAAATGACGAACCTTTATCAATTGTCCCTAGGGCAGCTAGAAATATCTCTATTTCAGAATCATTAGCTAAACCTATGATAAAATCATATTCAGTATCTGTGATATTAAATAAGACTTTGATAACATTATCAAACATATCTTGCATTACACTAGTCTCTAAAATACACTCTTTTACTTCTGGTCTTAATATTTTCATACTATTATTTTAATTGCTTAATTGATAATACCTTATCGAAAAAATAAGTAAACACAAGGCCATATACTACTCGAGCCACGATAATACTTATCAATATATTAATTGGTCCAAGACTCATTAGAGGTAGACCAATAAATAGAAATACATTTCTTAAGAATTTAAATAAGTGCCATGCATCAGTCATAAAAACAAATAGTGTAGTTGATCCATAAAACTTAGGTTCAGTCATACTATTCTCTTTGTATTTATTTTGCCAAGATATACTAGCGTCCCAAAAGGACTGATTGTATTTGACAGGATTCTGTTTAAATATACATTTATGGTAATGAAATTGTAATTTATCCATTATCGCTTCTGAAATACTTGCTAAAATAATAAATGCTAATCCTAAAAAAGTTAATGTAATCATCTAATTGTAGTTTTAATTTTATATATAATATTATACTATACATTTATAAAAATATTTAATTCGATGGAAGATAGATTTAAAATAAACACAAGAAAAGAGAACTTAATTTACCTGGGATGTTTCTTATTTAGCGGAATAATAAATATTGCATTTTGGATAAGTTTACCGGAGATAATAGATAATGCTATACCCGGTGATGGAATATTTATTTTCTTAGCTGGATTTGCAGCAGCAGGAAGCTTAATAGGAATATTAGTACATTATTTAATGTTTAGAAATATTCAAGAATAATTACTTAACTCGTATTGTGTGCCCATCAAGCTGACATATTTGTATTTTCCAATTATCCATCGTTTTACGATATATAGTATCTGCAATATATACATACGATCTAGTTACAACGCCAGCCTTAATTGAATACGTATAGTTCGTCCAAGGAAAGATTGTTTCTTGAATAGTATCTCTATTCTGTATCAATATAAATTTAGCTATAACACCCGATTGATTATTAACTTCAAATACACCGGTACGATTCAATATGCAGCCACGCTGTTTCTTAATACATGCGGATATCATTAATGTCACACCGAGAAAAATAATTAATTTTTTCATATTATTATATTTATTCTTTTATTCGGCTAATAACATCTTTCATTCTAGTAAATGTTTCAACCCCGATTGGAATTGACATTAGCGAAATTAAAAACTGGTTAATATACGCATACATCGAAACAGTTTCGCCTTGAGATATTTTTGAATTGTGCGTAAATACAACTAATGCAATAACAAGAAATATTGATTTAATTGAATTTAAGGCAGTCCAGTTTTTACCCTGTAAAGTTGATCCATAAATAAGTATCTTTCTTCGTCTTTTAAAAAATGTTTCTATTTGCTCATCATCATTACACGAAAGAATCTCTATTTTTTGTTCATAGTGATCATGGCCTACTCTAGTACTCTGTGCTATCTTTTTATAAAGAAGATATACTATCATACATATCGGTAATGTACATGAGATAACTACGAATCCAGTTAAAGGATTCTCTAAAAAGATAAAGAATAAGGTGCCGACTACACTAAGTGTTGCATATATGTAATAGTGAATATCGTTCTCTAAAAAATTAATAATATGATTTGACATCTCTGTTCTAGCAATTCTTGCAGATTGATCAGAATCCTTCTCTCGCTTTAAATATTTAAGTACAATATCATTATATATCATAGTATAAATCTTAGTATCAAATACCATTCGTCGATAAATAAAAATATTTTCAAATAATGCAATTCCTAAAAAGCATATTAACCAGGAATATTCTCTAACCAGAAGCCCGTCGATCATCTTTCCTAAAACATATGGTTCTAATAAGAAAAGTGACTGTGCAATAAACATATAAAAATAAATAAGAAGTAGTGAATATCTATATTCCTTAGCGATAGTTAATATGTATTTCATAGTTGCTGATTTTTAAAATATAATTCTATTTTTTTATGCTGAGAATCGTTCAGTTCTTCTAATTTATCCGCAAGTATTCTTAAACTAAATTCATTCCAGTAACCATTATGTCCCTTTGGAATAAACACATAAAATCCATCTACTTCCATATAAAAATAACCTAAATGCTGTTTATTGAAGTATACTTCGTACCGACTATCACTTTCTGTTTTCTGTAAATATAATTCCATGTTAATATTATTAGTTTAAATCCCAACAAAAGGGAGTTAAGTACGTATTGTTACCTTCTTCCTTTTCCATTTGATTTTTATGTTCAGTTGCAGATTCTACAAGACGACTACTATCACATTTATCCCAATGATTAAGTTTTGCTAATCTGATGAATTCGCTATAATCTCTATCATCGATCTTGTTTTTTAGAACTGTATACGATCCTACACAACTATGCCAATATATTTTTCTACCATTATAAGTTACATAGTAATAGTCCATCTCATCTTCTGCGATCGCAACAAGTCTTACGACTTTATCACTCATAATAATGAATTGTCCTTTATTCTCTTCGAATTGATTGAGAATGAGAGTTTTATTGTCCGTCATATTAATTATTTAAAGGAGCTTTTATAGTTGAATGAGATTGATAGTTACATAATTGAATATCTTCTTCTAATAAACATCTACAGAAGTTATCATCTTTAAATCCTTCAAATATTGATATTGCATTTAATGGCCCGTCTTCACCTTCACGAGGCCACCATTCAGTGTTGATGTTTAAAGTTGGTAAAGGATATGGTTCTCTTGATCTTCTTGGGATGTTATATGATTCATAATATTGACTCATTCCACCACCAAAAGGCATTAATTCATTGACAGTTTTATTATAAATTCGATGACTCATTGCATCTTTTAGCATCTTAGTTCTTTCTTCATGGGTATAAGATTTACCAATTTGTTCTTTAGCTTGTTCAATATGATTTGAATATAAATGGGTATCACCTAAATTACCAATCAATTCATCTGGAACCATATTTACTGCTTCAGCAATGATTTCCAATAACAATCCATAAGATGCAATATTAAATGGTAAACCTAAAAATGTATCGCAGCTTCTTTGATTCCACATTAAAGAGATTGCCCTAGTTTTAAAATTTTTCTGTACTTCAGATAGAGTCATGCCTTCGGGTATTTCATCTCGCCATAATCCATCTTTTTTTGCTTGCTCAAGAAGTTCAATAGGACCCAACTCTCTTGTATAAACCTGAAATCCATAATGACATGGTGGAAGTACAGATTCTTCTAAATTTGCAGGATTCCAGGCATTAACCATCAAACGTCTTGAATCTGGGTTTGTTTTAAGGTCGTTGATTAGGTTTTCGATTTGGTCTATTTCACCTCTAACTCCAGTATAAGTTCCATCGGGATAATTTTTTCGATATTCCCAACTTCTCCACTGCTTACCATACACTGGTCCTAAATCACCATATACATCTGCAAACTCAGGATTTGTTTTTATTGCCTCAACGAATTCTTCCATATCCATTTCGAAATTGCCTTTATATGTGTTAAGATAGTTCCGATAAGCATCTCCGTCCCAAATATGACAATCATTATCAATAAGGTATTTAATATTAGTATCACCACGCAAGAACCATAGAAGTTCTACCATAACTAATCTAAAGGGGATTCTTTTTGTAGTAATAAGTGGAAATCCGTCTTTCATACTATGTCGAATTTGTCTCCCAAATACAGAAATAGTTCCTGTTCCAGTTCGATCACTTTTTGTTACTCCATTATCTAGGATATCTTGAAGTAGTGTGATGTATTGCTTATCTAAATTATTCATTTTAAAATTCATTAATTAATTCATTTAAATCATCTAGTTTATTCTGCACAAATTTATCCATTTTATCCATAGTGGATATTAAAAGTAATCGCAACATATGGAATTCAGTATCTTCAATCTCTTCAAATTTACTATATTTACGAAAACAATATTCCATATTTTCCTCCCTAATTCTATATTGAACCTGTTCCCACTTTTCTAATTCACCGCCTAAATCTAATCCATCCATTGCTGATATTAATTTTATTTGTGCTTGTGATTTTTTCATTAGATAAATCTCTTTATTTAATCTAGATCTCTCTTCGATTGCATTATTAAGTTTCACATCTAATGGAAGACCATGTATTTTAATTTCTTTAAATCTTGAATCGATCTCGATAAATTTTCTCTTAAATTCCTTATCTACTTCACAAATATCATTTAATTTAGTTCTATAATAGACTATACTTGAATGATTAAGTCCGCCTATAACACTACCTATCTGATCAAGAGGATATTTTGAATTTTGTCGTAGCGTTTCACATATCATCATACGTGCATCAGTAATATCTCTCTTTCTACTTCTATTGTTAATCTGATCTTCCGTAATACCGGTAACCTCAGCAACTATTCTAAATAATATTGAAACGTCTTGTACTAGTGATTTATTTAAACCTGTCATAGTATATTAGTTTTTAGATATTATCACTAATTGGATATACTGAATATGCCTCAAATTCTTCACTAAAATAAAAAACAGTTAGTTCAGTATGATCAAATTCTTCAATCGCTATGTCCATTGATTTACAATATCTAGTGATTGCATCATCATTTGAAATATTTAAGTAGCATTTCATCATGCCAAGACACCCTATCGAAATTAATTTATTCTCCATCTCTATTTGTTTAAGTAAGATTCAATACTATTAATACCAACTGCTGCAAATAATACTAAAGTCAGTCCACTAGCAATCCATATCGGTTGATTCAAGGTAGCTGATAAGATACCAGACAATGCAACTATACCTAAACATAATGTAACTAATATAGGCAAAGTTGCTTTTTTATCAGCAACTGAGTCTATTCTTTCATTCCATAATAATCTTTCAATTGCATCCTGCATGTCTTTACCGTATGCTGGAACGATTTCAATAGATCCATCTAATTCCATAATAGTTACTTGATATTTAAAATAACCCGGAGAAGTTTTACTTGGTTCTATCAATTCGCAGTGTATTGCCTTTCGTCTTTTCTTTATCATGTTCTTTTTAGTTATAGATACTAAAAAAGCCGAAACTATTAATCTCGGCTCCAATTATTATTAACTGTAAATGTCTAAATTATTTACAGGTTATCCTTCTTTCATTTAATTTTTATTATTTGTTGATATCTGTACGATCAGCATCATTAAAATCTAATGTTTGAGAAGATAAATTTAAATCAAGTCCGTCAAATTTAGAAGAACGAAAATTAGATACTTTACTAGATATATTAGAATAAAGAGTATTTACTGAACCAGCTGTTGCATTATAATTTACTGAATTATTTGCAGAGATACCCATAGCCGCACCAGCTTTAATTGCATCTTGATTAGCTCCTAAAAATAAGAAGTTCCATCCAATATTTTTCTTCTCTTCGATTAATCCAAATACTTTCGTTCGATCATATTCTTTACTTGCATTTTCATGACCATCTGTAATAATAACGAAAATTACATCATCAGTAGTATTTAAATCATTGATTGTTTTACCAACTGCATCAAATAGAGCAGTTGTTCCATTAGGTTGGAATGTTTCACCATTAATCAAATCTTTAACTTCATTTATTGGTTTAGCCGTATAATCAACTTGATATTCATGATCGAATTGTACCAGAGTCAGTGTTGCGTCACCTTTAGCATTTCTTTGTTCTTTAATAAATGAGTTAAGACCGTCAACTGTTGGTCTTGCAATAGAATCCATTGATCCTGAACGATCTAGTACTACTACGATTTGGGTAGGTTTTTGATCAGTGATAGTTTCTGTGACTATCGTAGTTGTTGTTACTTTTTTAGTTCTCATATTATAAATTTAGATTTATTTTTTATTTTGTGATGAGCCAGCTTAGATCGACTTGCTTGCTTTCTAACTCGAGTCATCTTCTTTTTATATTTAAGATCATGTTCAATCATTCTATCATATTGCATTTGCATATTTCTTTCATGTATGCTATAGTTATGTTGTGAACATGAATAGCTTAGAAGAGAAAGCAATATTAATAATTTCATTACATTATATATTTATACTTATTTATACGATGTAGATAACTATTTAATACTAGCATATGTACTCCTGTAGTTTTCGTAATTTATTATTTCTTCTTAGACTTATTTTTAGATTTTTGTTTAGGAAGATTAATTGAGTATCCTAAATATAGTTCTAAATTTTCAATAGTCATCGGCACTTCTGTAGGATTTTCTGAGTTTGTAAATATCGAAGAAGATAAAACTTGTCGCGTGGATAAACTATAAACAACTTTCCAACATTTACTAGGTATTGCCATACCTTTTACTGAGTTAATAGTATTAAGATCCCAATATGCACCGCAAGTAATTAATAAAGAATCTGTTTGCGACATCTTTCTAATAAGGGTTTCCTGTTTTTTCCAAATTCCTCTATTCAAAGCTTTAGTTTGTGGTATTCTATTATACGTATTAAAAGTCAGCGAATCTAGGTGACAATTATATGCAAAATCTTCTGCATTCGCTAAGTGCCCTTTTTCATAACCGCTACCTGCATAAGATTCATCACCAATCATTTTATATTTAGAATCATTGATCCATTTATTAGATCTTTCACAATTACCTCCTCCCTTGTAAAGTTTATAAGTTACATATACTGGCATATTTTTAACAGTGTCAATATATGAGGCGTATGCAGCATTTGTAATAGTTGCATGTGGTTTAACTTGTGAATTAGCTAAAAATAATATGCCTAGTGATATAATTAATGTGATTATCTTCATAAGATATTTTATTTTTTAGTTATTAGGTCTGGATTTTTCTCCAATAGTGTAACAATTGCATTTACTATCTCTAATGGCTCGAATGATGATTTCCATTCACATGCATCACATACTTCATTTACCCAATCCATGTACTTACTATATAATACATCACGATTAATTGTATAATCATCACTGATGAAAGTAAGAAGTTTTTCCATAGGTACTCGCATACCTTCTGATTCAGTAGGAAAATTCCATTCACGACCTTGACTATCAGTAATTATACGTCGGCCTTCAACAAAGTCATGTATCTGAGAAATAGTTAAGCCATCGACTAATTCTTGCCATTGATCTATCATTATGAATAAATCGCCTGACTTAACGAGTGTTAAAATTGCGCCTTCACTATTAAGTACAACTAATGATTTTTTCTTGTTTTTATTGTTTTTCATCGTTTTATATTTCTATTAATTCCAAGTTCGTCTAGTGTTTTAGGTTTAAAATCTACATGTTCACAGGAGACACAAATGTATCTAGTATCTTTTTTAGAAAAAAGAGTACGCCCAAATAATTTATATTCTTTCATTACTGAATTACTATGAATATGTCCATGAATATTATACTTTATTCTATAGTCCATTTCCATTGGATGCACAGGACAATGTGTTAAAAAAATACCTTTATATTGAACCATTCCTGCAATAGTATCAACATATTCTAATAATTTTCTTGAGTGATGCGGTTTATCATGATTTCCACCAACCACTATTTTGCGTCCATTTAATCGACTAAGAATAGAGTATTCTGGTTTTTCCATAGTAATATCACCGAGTATATACGTAGTATCCCTCTTATGAACTATCGAATTCCATTGCTTAACAATATATTCATCGTGATTAGCAACAGTGTCAAAGCCTCTACGCTTAGCCATATTTTCATGTCCTGCATGTAAATCTGCAATAAATCTTACTGTACTCATGATCTTATTAATACTATTCTTTTTTCAGGTCTAACCGTTCTTTCGATAGTGAAACTTGGAGAAGAATAAGTTGATAATATTTTCTGGGCAGTTTCTGGCCCAGGTATTCCATTAATTTCTTTATTATGTAATGTTCCACCTTCAAATAAAGTATTTAACTTTCCGTCAAGTTGAGTTAGTGGAGCATTATATTTAAAAATGAGAGTACTGTGTATTCCACCAGTACTCTCAAGATTAAATTTATTTAAATCCCATTCTTTTTCCTGAATAAAATCTAATAATTCTTTTCCGATCGGGCCAGTAAAAATTATTTGATTTGGAAGTTTTTCATTTTCCCAAGCAAGTCCAGATATATTATCTGAGATTAACTCAAATAGTGATTGAACAAACTTTAAATCTTTTTCTACCGGTACTTCGAATTTCATTGTTGAATAGTAAGTTTTTCATTAGCTAACTCTTCTGACATCTTCCAAAGTATTGAATTTACTCTACTTACTTTAGTGCCATCAACTTTCATCCTACCTGTATTACTACAAGTAAATGTTCGTTGAGCATCATCCATACATGTAAGTACATATGATGAAGAAGTTTCGCTTAAGACACCGAAATGAAAAACAAATGTCTCCTTTTCATAATGATTAGGACTAGCTTCAGCAAATTTACAAAGAACATCATATACGCGCTCTGCAGTTTTAGTCGGCATCTTTTTCATAATTATTTAACTACTCCCATGATTTTTGACTCTTGAATACTTACTACTGAAAATTCAGCAATAGAATCTTTGAATCTTACTTTAAGTAATTCTTCAGCTTCTGTGATTGATCCAGCATCAACTAGATATTGCTCATAGATTTTCTTAGGTCTTCCTGTTTGATCATCAATAGTTTCAAACTTTACTTTTGCGATGTAATACATAATTGTTATTTATTAGTTATTGAATTAATTACTTTTTCTAAATCTTCAAAATCCTTTCGGTATTTTGAACTTTCCTTTTTTAATGTATTGCGAGCTGTTGTAAGCAAGCTAATTATTTCTCCTATACGATTTTTATCACCTAATTTAAAAAAATTAGTTAAATATTCAGCGGACGCAGCTGGTCCGATTAGTACATCACATGAAATAAACTGGTTTAAATATGTATCTCCAAGTTCAGCATGCTGTGCCTTTAAAATATTTAAGTCTGGCAATCTCTTCTTATTAAATGACATATTATATATACTTTATTTGTTATGATAGTTTCACTATTAATAGAGATATTATACTTCTCTAGATTTACCATGTATTCCTTTAAATACTGGAAATCGTAAGGAGTGATTGCCGTGTTGATCAGTAGTAGATTCAAAATATTGTACTGTTATAATTGATCCAAGAATATCGCCTATCTTTTTATAATAGTGTCGACGTTGATCGATCGTGAATCCACTACCTACTTGAACAGTTGATCCCATATGACTTATCGTAACTGCACTTAGCATCTCCTCTTCTATCTCTCGACCATCGACTATAACTCGCTGAGGTCCCATTATTAGGCTAGTTACTTCATATTCTGCATCAAAGAATTCTTTAATTTTAAGCATATTTTTTGATCTTCCTGGAGAATAATGAGTATCCTTTCTAGCAATTAAGCCTTCCCAATTAGAATCTTTAGATTGACTCTTTAATTCTTCAAGAGAATCTTCATCCATAATTCTTACTTGTGGAAGTATTTCAAGTATAGTCGATGATTTAAGATCTCCCAACAAGTGTCCTCTACAGTCAATTCTAGTAGAAAATAATGGTGATTCATCTTCTCCTGCAAATTCGCCAGCTTGTAAAATATCAAAGATTTGATATCTTGGATTTTCAATTGTGTGACCCTTACGCTGTATTTGCTTTAGGACGCCTTGGAAGTCATCTGAACCACCCTCATTCATAAGACATAATTCACCATCTAGAACAGTATCAGTTATCCCCAAGCGTCTTATTTCCTCTGCAACTTTTCCAAGAGTTAGTAACTCTTTGCCATTACGTGAAAAGAATCGTATATCTTCTCCATGAATAAAACAAATACACCGTATTCCATCGAGCTTCCGAGAAACCAGCCAGGTTCCATCAAATATATTTACGCCTTTTACTTTTGCCGCATCATGAGCAAGAGCAACTTCAAAAGTCGGTATGAATTTAGGAATAACTTTATTAATTAGAGTAGTAGTTGCCCTAGTTTCAAGGTTACGATCAATTACTTGATAAATCAAGTCAGCCCATTCTGAATAATCTGCAATAAATCGATTCATTGCCTCAATAGCAGAGTGACCTGTCATATTTCGCTCATTAAAATCATCAAGCATCATAAAGAAGTCATCATATACTTCAACTGGAGCAATTAAGTCACTTCGTTTTTTAAGATTTGCAGAAGTTAATCCGAAATTCCAATATGGATGATATGTATAAAATAGGATCCTTTTAATAAAGGGATGATATTGATACTTAGTAAGAACTTCAATTTTATAATTGGTTGAATTTGATGAATTCATTTCATTAACAAATTCACGAAGCTCTATAAAATCATCTTGGTGTAACATATTTCTTTTTTTAATTATAATACATAATTAAAAAGAAAGTTTACAGTCAGGTGTCATATTTTTTTTACACCACCCTGCAGGAAGCTCAACTGCAAACCTTGCAGGTTTATGACTAGTATATTTAGGAATATTGAATTCATCTACATCATGAGCTGGATCCATTGTTTCATGATTAATATAATCAAATTGTGTATCAAAGAAGATAATATCTAATGGAAACTTTACTTTTTTCATCCAAAAAGAAAGAGGTTGAGGTTCATCATATATAAAAAGAATACCTTCATTATCTAGAGGAGACTCATTTGACCCAATGTAACCTTTTGCTTGAGACTCAGGAGTAGATGCAACTTTGAGTTTTACTGAAATATCTGATATTAATGCTGGGATCTCCTTTCCATCAATATCCATTTTTTTACAATATGCTTCAAATAGAATAATTAAGTTAGTTGGTTTAAATTGACTCATGAGTTTATATTAATTCAGGATTATTTATTAAATAAAAAAAGCGAATGTTTCCATTCGCTTTTTAATCTTATTTCTAAAGTAAAAATTAAGCTTGTTCTTCCTCTTCAGGTTTTTCTTCGCCTTCTTCGCCTTCTCCTTCTTCACCCTCTTCTTCTTCCTCTTCAGGTTCAAGTTTTTTAAGTCTCTCAGAAAGATCATCGATCATTGATTTTAAATCTTCAAGTGTCAATTCCTCTTCAGGTTGATCTTCACCATCTTCATTTTCTTCATCATCGTTTGGTTCTTCTTCTTCGTCTTCTGGATTAGCTCCATAATATCCAGAAGCTGCATCACTAGAATTAGACCCATATTGATTTTCACCTTCATATCCTGCATCTGATGCATCGTCCATAGATTCGTTTAACTTACGAGTTTTCATGAATCCAGAAAAGTTCTTTACTTTCATTCTTTAATAACTTTTTTATTATTTATCTAGCGATATTTTAATTTTTCTCAGATTGAAGTCTCTCAATTACTTCATCAAGTTTCTTTATTTCTTCCATCGCAGGTCGAAGTAACATAGATACTGCAAATAATCTATGCGCAGATTCTTCGCCTTTACCTGTGATTTTACCTAAGAAAAAATTAATTGACTCTAAAGTAGTTGAAGGTAAACTAAGTGTAGTACGTTCAGTAGACTTATCATCAACTTCGTTTAATGCACTAGAAAGAGAAACAAGAGACATTAATATTAAGTATGCTTCGTTTGGCCCTTTCCATTCTACTTTATTATTAAGTAAATTTTTGATATACTTTAAATCAGATGGAGAGATAGTTAATTCAAATGATCCCATTCTTCTTTGAATTGCTGAATCTAATTCAGATAATTCAGAAGTTGGAGTTTCGACATATCCAGTAGTTTCATCTTGAACTTGTGTAAGAACTTCTTGTTCTTCGATTGTTGCGGTTGTTGTTTCTTCAGACATATATTTAATTGTTTAGATTATTAAACTGAGTATATGAATTAAGGTTTTAAGCTAAGTCAAAATTTTTATCAATTGCCTCTGCTTTTGCAATAGCATCACCCGATGCAGAAGATCCTCCAGCATTTACTTTAACACAGTCTCGAATTGCTGTTCTTCTACTAGTAAAAGAATTAGGATCGACGCCTGCTCGCTTTAATCCATTTATTATAAAAGTTACAGCGGCCTTTGCTGCGGTTTTAACATCGTTTAATTGATCTGGATTTGAAACTAGATCCATTCCTATTGAGTCACCATATTTTTTATAATTGGCTTTAAATGTTATTTGATTAAAACCTCTACCTCGATATTTATATCCATCTCCAGGTTGATCATTTCCAGTATTCCAGCCAAGATTATCAGTTGCCGTCATTCCATATATTTTATCAAAGAATGCAGGTGTATTGGCTTTAAGTTTATCTAGCTCAGTATCAGATAAATCCTTTACTCTTGAACCGAAAATCTTTCTAATATTTTTATTTGGAGTTCCACTATATCCAATTTCATTTTGTGGAATAAATCCGCTCTCTTTTCCAATAGTTGAAAGTATACCAATAATTGCATATTTATTAGTAACCCCTTGATTATTCATTTCCTCAATTAATAAATCAATATTCTTGGCTTTTTCTCCAGTATAATTAGATTTGATTTTTTTACTAGATAGTGCAGCATCAACTGCTTCCTTAGCATCATCTGCAGATTTAGTTAAATCTGGTGAGCCTATTGGATTACCGTCACTATTTAAGTTAAACTTATCTTTAAACCATTGAAAATGTTCAGGATTGTTTTTAAGTGTAAGATCTAGCGCTTCTGGAGTAAGAGTTGGTGCAATATCTGGCATCATTTGATATAGCCAGTTTAGAATTGCTTGATTATTTAATATTCTCTCGCCTGGAGTCTTTCCAGGAATAACTTGAATTTCACTTGCTTTTTTAACTTGAGTAGAAGAGGTAGATGAACTTGCAGTACCTGATTTTTTAACGCCTATGTGAATATGGTCAAAGTGACCCTTTACTTTCCATCCTACTTGATAGCGATATCCTCCTGAATTAAAATTAAACCATGAACCTCCTTTATATTCTGGATGACCACACCATTGCATTAAGTGAGCAAGTAAAGCATCCCCTTTTTCTCCACTAGCTGCAAGGTCTATTGCATATGAATCGTCACTCCCTTCATAGTGATCAGACACTGCACCGCTTGCAGTTTTTACTCTAGATCTCTTTTGGGATGTTACTATATTTTTTCCTACAAAATCATTTGCAGTTTTTCCAAAAGCCAATGCTCTTGACATACTTCCGCCCCAATCTCCACCAGCTCCGCCCATATTGGCTTTGCCGCTATCTATATTACCTATCGCAAAACCAAATGTTTTATCTGGATAATTTGCACTAGGGTCAAATGAAACAGACTCATTTAGGTTAATCCAAGTATTAAAAGTAAGCATATTTAACTTTTATGATTTTAATTATTTATTTTGATTATGAGGTTAAGTGCCGATCTAATATAATCAATTGACTTGTACTCATTTTAGGATATGCATCTTTCGCAGAAAGAAATCCGCCCCAATCAACTTCTTCAGCTTGTAAATTAGCTTTAGGTAATCGTGCAGAATCTAATCCTATTTCAGAAAGGTCAGTAATATTACATATAAAATAAATTAATCGACCGTCTGCTTTACCATTCTTATAGAATATTACTTGATGTGGCTCTGAATCAAGTTGGTCAGGTGAAAGAGAAATAGAAGTTTCTTCCATCAGTTCCCTAAGCGCAGCATCCATTGGATCTTCATCAGGTCGATCTAATTTTCCTTTAGGTATTCCAAGAGTTGGTTTTTTCCATGATGAATTAGTTGGATGTACTAATAATAGTTTACTGTCCCATATTATTGCAACACCAGCAGCAACTCTATGTTCTGTTGGTGTATCTATTGCCCATCGTTCATTTACGAATTCATTAAATTTCAGTATTCCCATATCTGTTTCTGTTTTTATATCGAGATAGTTGTTTAATATTTCTATTCCTTAAACGTTTTTTTTCAAAATCTCTACGATTCAGCCTAGCACTAATTGGTTTATTCTTATCTGCACTTCTTCGATATGCTCTCAAAGTTAACATTATGCGTTTACCTAATAGTGTTATAATAATCATTATTTAATATATTTAGAATAATCAATTACACCAGAAGGTTTTAAAAGTAACGAATCATAATATTTCTGCTTATAATAAGGTTTAACATGGTCAGTAAATAGCTTCTTTTTAATCCAGCTTGGAAGATTTGCTGAATAATAATCTTCATATGCTGATTCATATAATTTTACACCCTGTGCTGGAGTAAGAGTAGAGGATCTTCCAATTGATTCAAGATATAGTTTACCGTCAGACTCAGTAAGACTAATAGTATAATACTCGGGTGACCATTTTGAATTAATCTTTTTGCATATTTCAGAAGCTTCACCTAGGTGTTTCCATCTATTCATATCAATATCAAACGGTGTCTGATTTACTTTTTTCTGTACATGAATCGGTGAATCACCGGATACAAGTATTTCAAATCTAGAGGTAGGTATTAATTTTTCTTGAAAAGAATTAAATGATCCTTCAGATTTTTTAAATTTACCATATGTTTTAAACTCTTCCTCTGAATCATCAGATTTTGCAATAATAGGAAACTTCATCTTCTTGATATTTAATCTATCAGTTACAATATTTGGAATAAACTGAGTTCCTTTAAATTCAGAATTTAATTCGTTTTTAGTAGGAAGAGACTTTTGATTATATACAGTACTACAAAAACTTTCATTAATCTCACTATTTGAAAATTTAAAATCATTCCATGGTATTACTGGAATATCTTTGGATACTTGAAAAACTTCATCTAGAGTATTAACGACTTCAAACATTTCTAAATTCTTAGCAATCGGAGAAGCCAGAGCTACTCGCTTTTCAAAATTCTTAGGATCCTTTGAATAATATAGTGAATAATTTTTAAAATTTTTTAATTTCATCACGGTTTTTCGTTAAATTTTGAAAATTGATCAACTGTTCGTGGTTTAAATTCAGGTTGGGTCGCCCTAACAAAATTACCATCATTTGAAGCAGGCTCATTAGATTCTTTAGATTGAGTATCGCTGTGTGCAACAACATCGCCAGTTTCGCCGTGCTCAACTTTTCCACTTGCTATATTATTAAAGAACTCATCAAATTCATCATTTACTTTTTCACTATCGTAATTTTTAGTAATCAACTTCATGATACTAGGATCACCTGTTCTTTTTGCAAGACTATTTTGATAGTCTATAACTTTATTATATGTCTCTTCATCACTTGAATCAAGAGTAACATATGGAACATATGTTGCGCCAGTCTCAGCTTTTTTCTTTGCTATTTGACCATCTATGAATTCACGAAATGCTGCTGATCCATGACCCTCAACTTCCTCTTTGCTCCAAGCATTACCTCCACCGCCTTCTCCATCTACCCAAGGTTTACCAGTAGCAATTTTATAAATTTGTTTACCGATGAAGAAAGGAAGTTCTTTTACAGATGTCTTAACTGCACTAGGAATAGTTTTAGTAAAATATTTAGTGAAGCCTGAAATAAACGATGGTCGTGTTGCAAGCGAAGTGATTCCTTTATGATATGTTGCAAAATCCGCAGCAGTAGTAAATAATTTTCTTGCTCCCTTCGGACCATATTTAATTGTAGCGATTTCAGATTGTACAAATAATTCAGATGGAATTCTACTAATAGTTTTTCCTTCTTTATTAATCGCATATAACAATCGACCATCATCACTTAATTTAAAAACAGTACTTCCCTCTTTTGCAGCAAGATCCATATTCTTAATAGCAGTAGTAGCTAAAGATTTTTCCATTAATTTAAAACTATCACAAAAGGTAATCATCTTAGTTCCAAAATTAGTAATTGATGATCCTAAGAAATCAAAGAGGTTTTTTAGTTTTTTACCTAATCCAGGAATAAAGTTAGTAACTTTTGAGAAATTCTTAATAAATTTTCCTAATAATGTAGTCCCACTGCCGATTGCTCCACCGATATATGAAACAAGTGTTCTAAGAAGTTTCATAACTGGACCACTCTCTTTAGTAGATAATTTAGCAACTGCATCTGCCGCATTGTCTACTTGACCTTTAGCCAGTTTAACAAATATTGGACTTGCTGTTGATGCACCGCCCTTAAGTAATTTTAGTGTATCACCTCCACCTACAACAAGTGCAGCGATTATTGAAATAGCACCAAGAAGCCATTCGCCTCTAATAAAATAGATAATTGCATTAATAAGATCGGCAACTACTCCTACTCCTGGAAAAATAAAATCACCGACAAATCCAATAATATCAATAATAAATTGAATAATTCCAATTGTTGATCCTCCTTCCGTAACAGCATTTAATAATCCTTTAAGCATAGTCCAAAATGAACCGCTTGCTCTAGCTGCAATTTCTCCGCCAGAAAAGGCTTTTTCTAAACCGCTTGATGTTATAAAACCAGTAGGCTCAGCTAATGCCATCATCTCTTCATTTAATCGAGAAATTAAATATGTTTTAAATGATTCAATGGATTCAGTTATTTCGATAGAATCTGGAAATACTTTTCGCGCTGCTTCTAATATATAATTGGTTCCGCCAGATAGGGCTTTATAATAATCTGAAACTGATCTCTTTCCTTTATCAAATATCATAGATAAGTGTAGATCAAGTCGTACTGATTCAGGTATACGTGATTCAATAGAATTAATAAAAGTAAGTTCGTTTACCAAAGAATCAACAGTAAGCATATTTGATAATTTAGGCTGAACCTTATCAAATACTTCATTTAATATTGTAAACTGTTGAAGTTGGCTTTCGTTTAATACGAAGTCTGACATTTCTAATCGTTTCTTATTATTTATCTACGTAAATAATTTTTTCAGTTTATCGGATCTATATAATTAGAATAAATTAATTATTAAAAATCTTCTTTATTGAACCGTCATCATATATTAATATTAAGACTCCTGGAGTTTTAAGGTCAACTTCAGTACCATATAAATTAATAACTTTAATAATAATACGTAGTTTATTACTATTATTGTTAACAGAAATAATATCATGATATTTAAACACACCATCAAAATCCGTTTGTTTAAGTCGATAGTAATTAATATTTTCGTTTGTATTGTAATCAGTAAATGAATATGTTGTGGATTGGTTTGAATTACCTGCACCTTTTATGTATCCTATATTTTCGAATGTTTCTCCATCCAGTGTTTTTTCTATATTAAAGTAATCATTGTTTTGTTCTGAAGCAGTTTGCCATTCTAATAAATTACCATCGACTGTACTATGTCCGGTGAATGATAATAACTGTATAGGTAATGAAACTGGGTCGGCTAGCGCAATTTTAATGTTAGCTCTTAAACTGCCTCTAACACCATCCGCAGTTGGGTATGAAGCATCTAAAACTTTATATGCAACTGTGTTTGTTTTTGATGTATAATAAAAATATGGTTCATCAAATGTATAGGCATTATTTCTATTTTCCCACTTAATAAGTAAATTATTTGTGTTATTCCAAGGAAAAGGAGTTTGTAAAACAATTTCTACCCAACCAACAGTCCAATTAATAGTCCCATCATACACTAATCTATAATTGGAAGATACGTAATTCGTTTGAGCATTCTCTTTTACCGTAGAAGATGGAAATGATGATAATGTGGTGTGACCCATATAAATCTTTTGGTTGGTTGCTGTATAAGGAATTGGTGTTGTTGGGTCAACTTGAAAACGAATTTTTGTAATATTACCAACCGTATTAATTTCTGATTGTAGATAAATCATATCTGTCCAACCATATTTGTAATAATGATTTGCAGGAACATTGTAATCACTGACTTCTCCACCACCAATACTTACAACGGTACCTCCGCTAGAATTACTCTTTTGGTATTTAATACGGGCATTTGCATTAAGAGCAGCACATGTATTGCTTGACGACCATCTAGTAAGTAACACAGAATACGTTCCAGAAGTTGAACAATACCAGGTTATTTCAGATTGTGTGTTATTATAATCATCGCTTTCTGCTAAAAGTGTACCACCTGTACCTGTAGAATATAATCTAATGTATGTATCAACAGT